GTGGTCTGATGAGATTGTCGAGGAGGTGCGTGACATGCACGAACACCAGAATGTGCGGGCTTCTGAGATTCGCAAGCTGTACAACATACCGAAATCAACGCTGTCATATATCCTTAATTACAAGTCGCGGGCGGTAACACCTACCTGCTGGAAGCAAAAGAAAGAAAAACCAAAGAAGGGGTGATGTGTGCCTAAGCTTAATGATCGTCAGCGGAGATTCTGCGACGAGTACCTCAAGGACTTGAACGCAACACAGGCGGCTATTCGCTCAGGCTATAGCGTAAAGACCGCTGGACAGATTGGCGAGCGACTGTTGAGAAATGTTGAAGTGGCAAAGTACCTGAAAGAGCGTATGGCTCACAGGGAGAAACGCACCGAGATAACGCAGGACAGAGTGTTGCAAGAGTACGCGCGCATCGGATTTTTTGATCCGCGAAAACTGTTTGACGAGACAGGTAGGCCGCTACCTATTGGCCTGCTTGACGACGATACGGCTGCGGTTATCAGCGGGATGGATGTAGCAACCATCGGCAATGCAGAGCAAGGCGTTGGAGAAATTCTCAAGCTGAAACTTGCGGACAAGAAAGGCGCGCTGGATTCTATCGCTCGCCATCTTGGTATGTTCAACGACAAGCTAGACCTTGGCGTGACAAAAGAACTGGCAGACAAAATAGCCAAAGCGCGGGCGCGCAAAAAGTGACACCAGACGATGAACTGATCGAGGATATTGCATCCTTCACGCATGATCCAGAAGGCTTTGCGCTGTACGCTTACGAGTGGGGGATGGGTGAACTCACTGGCGTTGATGGTCCTCGCGCTTGGCAGCGGGATGTTATGCGTGATATTGCGGAGCATTTGCAGTGCGAGGCAACGCGACACATGCCGCTAATGCTGGCAGTTGCATCTGGTCACGGCATTGGAAAGTCTGCTTTGATAAGCATGTTGGCCGATTGGGGCATGAGTACATGCGAAGACTGCAAGATAGTGGTGACGGCAAATACAGACACGCAGTTGCGCACAAAAACATGGCCTGAGATTAGCAAGTGGTTCCGGCTGGCAATCAACAGGTCATGGTTTAACGTAACGGCAACGTCGATTGCAACAACGGACACTGGACACATGAAGTCTTGGCGCGCCGACGCTGTGCCATGGTCTGAACACAACACAGAAGCTTTTGCTGGCCTGCACAACAAAGGCAAACGCATCATTCTGATATTTGACGAAGCCTCCAACATTGCGGACAAAGTGTGGGAGGTTGCAGAGGGTGCGCTAACCGACGAAGACACAGAGATCATTTGGATAGCGTTCGGGAACCCAACGCGCAACACAGGCAGATTTAAACAGTGCTTCACCAAGTTTCGCCATCGCTGGAAGTGCAGGCAGATTGATAGCCGCACTGTAGAGGGAACCAATAAAACACAGATCCAGAAATGGATAGAAGATCATGGCGAAGATTCTGATTTTGTGAAGGTGCGGGTGCGAGGCATGTTCCCATCATCAAGCAGCAGGCAATTTATCAGCACAGATATTGCAGACGCTGCGTTCGGAAGGTCTATTGTTTCGCACCAGTATGATTTTGCCCCGGTCATCATCACTTGCGATCCGGCGTGGTCTGGCGATGACAAACTCGAAATTGCTATGAGGCAGGGTAATTACTTCAAGATCCTGCGCACAATCCCAAAAAATGACAACGATGTGATGATTGCCAACATCATCGCCAACTATGAAACCGAGCTAAAAGCTGATGCTGTGTTTGTTGATGGCGGCTATGGTACAGGGATAGTGAGTGCCGGACAAACAATGGGAAGATCATGGGAATTGGTTTGGTTTGGTAGCGCATCACCGGATAACGGCTACCTGAATTTGCGAGCCTACATGATTGGCATGGTAAAAAAGTGGCTGCAAGATGGCGGCTGTATCGAAAAAGACCAAGAGCTGTACGACGACATTATCAGTCCCGAAACCGTGCCGCGTTTGGACGGTAAAATTCAGATCGAAAGCAAGGAAAGCATGAAGGCGAGAGGATTGCCGTCACCCAACAAGCTAGATGCTTTGGCGCTGTCATTTGCGAGACCGGTATTTAAGCGCGACTCACAGCGTTCAAGTGTTAACAAAAGGCGTGAGTACGATTCCATTCAGTGATATTGAATCGGGGTCTGTATGTGTACTTCCAAAGCGCCTGATGCGCCAGCTCCACCGCCACCACCGCCACCATTACCGAAAGAGCCGGACAAAGCGCCGTTACTCAAAAAACGCAACAGTGCGCCAACGGGCGATGACACTGTGGCCAACGGTACGCTGATGACGGGTTCTGCCGGTGTGCCTGCAAGCTCGCTGACATTGGGCGGCAATACCTTGTTGGGCGGCGGAACAAAGCAGTGATGCAGAAGATCGTCGACAGTCGCACGCCCTGCGAAAAAATACGCGCACGAAAGGCGGCGTTATGGTCTGAACGCCAGTCGTTCGAGCCTGTGTGGAAAGATTTGTCGAAGCATTATCTGCCGCGCACCGGTCGGTTTTTATCGACAGAAAGAAACAAGTCCACAAGTTCTACATTCAACAAGATTCTGGATAACACGCCAACGATTGCAGCCCGAACACTGGCGGCAGGCATGATGAGTGGAATGTCCAGCCCTGCGCGTCCGTGGTTCCGTCTGGCAACTCCTGACGCTGAATTGATGAAGCAGAAGCCGGTGCAGTTATGGCTGGACAATGTACAAAACTTAATGCGCGCTGTATTCCAGCGATCCAACATGTACCGTGTGCTGCACCAGATTTATTTAGAGCTTGGTGTATACGGCACGGCAGCGGCAATCATTCTTCCAGATTTTGACAACATTATTCATGCGCACAGTTTGACGGTTGGCGAGTTTGCCATCGCAACAGACAGCAAAGGTCGCGCTAACACGCTGTACCGTGAGTTTGATATGACGGTGCATGCGCTGGTGACAGAGTTTGGTTACGACAATTGCAGCGTCAATGTCCAGCAATTGTATGACGGCAGAAAGTACGACCAGTGGGTGACGGTGCTGCACGCTATTGAGCCGCGTGATGTGCGCGGCAATACACTGATCGCAACCAAAAAACCGTGGGCTTCCATTTACATGGAAGCTAATTCGCGCGAAGAGAAGTTCTTGCGCGAAGGCGGGTTTGATTATTTTCCCGCTATCTGTCCTCGCTGGGATGTGTCTGGCGGCGATATTTACGGCACAAGTCCCGGCATGGAAGCATTGGGTGACAACAAGCAACTGCAATTCAATCAAAAAAAGAAAGCGAAGGTGATCGACTATCAAGCCGATCCCCCTGTGCAGATACCAGTACAATTGCGCGATTCTCCGTTCGGGTTGGATTTAACGCCAGGCGGTGAAAACTACTACGACCAGTCAACACCAGGCGGCGGTATTCGTACTGCGTATGAGGTCAACACACGCATCGACGGTGTTCTGAATGACATCATGGATATTCGAGAGCGCATCAATGGTGCCTTCTACGCAAACTTGTTTTTGATGCTGGCAAACGACACTCGATCAAACATCACAGCAACGGAAGTGAGCGAACGGCATGAAGAAAAAATGTTGATGCTTGGCCCAGTGTTGGAGCGTTTGCACAACGAAATCCATGAGCAACTGATCGACATTGTGTTTGCGCAGATCATGGCTGCGAAGGTTAACGGCAAGCCGCTGGTTCCTCCTCCGCCAGAAGAGATGCGTGGCATGGAGCTGAAGGTCGATTTTATTTCTGTGCTGGCTCAAGCGCAGAAAGCTGTAGGCGTGGGTGCGCTGCAAGGCGCAATGCAAACCTTCGGCATGATTGGTCAATTCGATCCAAGTGCAATTCAAAACAAAGTGGATTTTGAGCAGATCGTAGATGTATACGCGGATTTAGCCGGATTAAATCCGACCATCATTCGTGATGACGGTGAAGTGCAGAAGATGAAGGAAGCGGCAGCGGCAGCGCAGCAACAGGCGATGGCCATGCAACGCATGCAAGCAATGGCTCCTGCGGCGAATCAGACTGCGGACGCTATTAAAAAGTTCGCAGACATTCCTGAAGATCAGCGCCAGCAAATGACTGACGCGATGCAGGGATTGTCTGGCTACGGAATGCCTGCTTGAGTGGTTCTAGTGTTGCGTTTTGCGGTGGGTATATTGAGTCATGGCAGAAGATCAGGCAAAGAAAAGACTAGCAAAGCAGCGCGAGCAGTACGCGAAGCAAGCCACAGAAGATGTGCAAAACCTGATGAAGCTGCCTGCGTTTCGTCGCTATGTGTCTCGCTGGATTCAAGCATGCGGGATTGCAGCAAGCGGGAATTGCGCAAGTGAAGAATTGCACTACAGGGCTGGCGCGCGTGATGTTGGCCTTGGGATGGAAAAAGAATTAAAGGCGGTTTGTTTTGACGCTTGGTTACAAATGCAAAACGAGACAAAAGCATGAGTGAAGTAACTGAACAAGCTATTGCGGAAGTTCCAGCGGATCAGGAGGCTGTTCAACAGCCTGTAGACCAGAGCGCGGAACAAAATGCAGAGCAAGGCGAACAACAAGCAGAGGCACAGGGAAGTGAAGCCTACGCTGATTTTTCGCTGCCAGAAGGTTTGCGCATTGACGAGTCTGCATTCAATGACTTTGCGCCGCTGGCAAAAGAGTTTGGGCTGACGCAAGAGCAAGCGCAAAAGCTGGTGGATGTGGCTGCTGGTCTGGTTGATCGCACCACCAAAACAGCCGAAGGCGTACATGCCGACACGATTAAAAAATGGGCTGACGATTCTCGTAATGACGCAGAAGTCGGCGGTAAAGATTTTGACGCAAACCTTGGTATTGCTTTAGCAGCAATCGACAAGTTTGGTGACGACGAATTGAAGCAAATACTGGATGCCAGTGGCTTCGGAAACCATCCTGCGGTAGTGCGTTTGTTCTATCGCGTGGGTAAGGCGGCGAGCAGCGATACGTTTGTAGCTGGTTCGGCAACTCAGCGAAAAGAAGGCATGTATGCCTATATGAACGAGGGTAAAAAACAATGAGTACAATCACTTCGGGGTTTACTACTCTTGCTGATCTGGCGAATCGCACGGACGGCAATGGAAAAATTGATCCGAATATCGTAGAAATCCTGAGCACCAGTAACGAGGTGGTGGAGGATATATTGTGGACTGAGTGTAACGATGGCTCAAACCACAAAACCACGGTGCGTTCGGGCTTGCCTACAGGTACTTGGCGCTTGCTGAACTACGGCGTGCAGCCGGAAAAAAGCACCACCGTGCAGATCAAGGATTCGTGCGGCATGTTGGAGACCTATTCCAAAGTTGACGCACAGCTTGTTGCGCTAGCCAAAGATAAAGCGGCATTTCGCATGTCGGAAGATAAGGCGTTCGTCGAAGGCATGACACAAAACTTTATCTCGACACTTTTCTACGGCTCTACCGCCACAAACCCAGAAAGATTCATGGGGTTGGCTCCGCGATATAGCTCGCTGAGTGCAGAGAATGGAGAGAACATCATCAATGCCGCTGGCGCTGGTGCTGCAAAAACGTCTATCTGGCTGGTGAATTGGGCAAATGACGGACTGCACTGCGTTTACCCAACAGGTTCTGTTGCTGGCTTAAATGTCAAGGATTGTGGCGAGGACACTTTATCCGATGGCAACGGTGGCGAATATCAGGGCTTCCGCACTCATTACAAATGGGATTGCGGTTTGGTGCTACGCGATTGGACGAAAGTTGTGCGTATTGCAAACATTGATACCGCTGCGCTCACGAAGAACGCGTCCGCTGGCGCTGACTTGATCGACCTGATGGTTCGAGCAATTGAAACACTGCCAGCTGGCACAAACGGCAAGCTGGCGTTCTATTGCAACCGCACTATTCGCTCGTTCCTGCGCCGTCAGATCGCCAACAAGTCTAATGTTTGGTTGAATATGGGCGAAGTGGCTGGCAAAAAAGTACTGACATTCGATGACATTCCTGTTCGTCGCGTCGATCAGATCACCAACAACGAAGCTGCTGTATCTTAATCTGGGGGCTATTATGATTATTGACAAAAAGCTACAACTAACAGGTGTTTCTGGTCAGGCAGTAACAGTAACCGCACCAACAACTGATGTGGTTGATGTGGGTAATGCGTACAGTGATATTGGATCAAGCGAAAAACTTGAGCTGGCTATCAATGTATCTACTACTGCAACCGCTGGCGGCGCCGCAACAGTAACATTTGCGCTGCAAGATTCGGCGGATAACACCACATTCACAGACCTATCTGTAACAAAAGCCTATCCTGTTGCTGAACTGGTTGCAGGTAAGCAGATTGTAATTCCTGTTCCGCCCAGCGCCCGCCGTTATGTCCGTGGCAACTTCACTGTTGCTACTGGTCCGCTGACTGCCGGTGTGTTCAATGCGAATATCGTGAATGGCGCGCAGCGCAATGTAGCGTATCCAAACGCGAGTGCGATTGGCGCAACTTGATAGCAGTTTGAACGCCCCGCTTCGGCGGGGTTTTCTTTATCTTCTATTGATGGTGTGTCATGGCTTCGCAGGCAGATATATGCAATCTGGCACTGGCTAATCTTGGTCAGTCGCCAGACATTATTTGCATTAATCCGCCTGATGGCTGC